TATTTGAAATCTTCTGTCTGTTGAATGTTGTAAGGTGGATATCCAACTGCGGCCTGATGATTTTTTTCTAACAGTGTGTTGAACATTCTATCAAAACCGATAGAATAAGTTTTAACCCTATCAAACGGGTCGATGTATTGATTACTTACCATTTTTTTTCTCCTTAATAAGCAAGAATGTGTGCAAACCGATAATTCGCATTTGCCACTATATTTATATAGGTGGGGATTGACCTCTAGAAAGTCAACCCCCTGTTCTCCTATATGTTCTAGTATAGTCATGTTATGTGACTTGCGACTAGATTTTTCTTCTACATCCAGCAGTCACCGCTGTTATTCCAGAGGGGCCGGGGCTTGACCCGACCCGTTCCAGAATTAGAACTGAACATCAGACTCATCGTCTTCGATTTCAGTTTGTTCTTCTGAAGCAGTAACATCTACTCCAGCATCGATTTTAGTGTACAGGTTCAAGAATGAATCTTTTGTATCATCATCAAAACGTGCAACACACAATTCGATTGCCTTCATCTTATCGTTGAAAATCGAGAACGCTTTTACAACGTGATCAAGACGGCGAGTCGAAATAATCTCATCAACTCCGCCTTCATAAAAGGTCTTACGAATCACTTCTGCCCAAGTGACTAGGTTTTCAGCGAATGACTCATCGACTGCATTGTACTTTTTCATCGAACCGACAATGATCTTTTTCTCTGTCGATTTGGCAGGATAAGGCTGTTCGATAGTGATCGCAAACCGTTCTAGGAATGCCTCGTTCAGAACATTAGTTCCAATGAACCGTCCATCCTCTGAACCTTTACCTTTTGTGTTGGCAGTAGCCATCACGTTGAAGCCAGGCTTAGGTGTGATC